GTACTACTGTCATCAACTGGTGGTATTAAAAAATCCTCAAGTGCGCCGACAAATCCTAATAGCGGAGACCTTTGGTCCGACACTGCCAACCAACAATTAAAATTCTGGAATGGTTCTACATGGATTTTAGTGGGACCCCAGTTTAGTGCAGGTGTCAAAACCGGGCCTGAAATAGAATCAATAATTGATTTAACGAACAGTACTAATGTTGTAATTACTCTTTGGGTTGGCGGCATACGGACTGCCATAGTAAGTAGCACAACTTTTATACCTAAATCAACAATAGTAGGTTTTAAGGAAATTAACAAAGGTATCAATTTATCGTCGACTGATGCAAATAGCACTACTTCACCAATTAAATATTGGGGTACAGCACAGAGGGCAAACGCATTAGTTGTTGGTACTACATCAGTTGATCCTGCTAATTTTTTACGCAGCGATAAAGAAACGCCCAGTGCTGTTAAATTCAGTATTAGATCTAACGACGGTTTACAAATAGGTAACGATTTGTCGTTTGTGTTAAAAGTAGATGATGCAAGATCAACAATTTGGAATAGAACATCGGGATCCAGTATAGATTTTAAAGTAACTACTGACACGGGAGATCAAATAGCTGTCCGTATCAACAGTGTAACAGCTAATGTTGGTATTAATAAACTTGATCCAACTGAACAATTAGACGTATCTGGAAATATCAGAACAGACAGCCGATTATTAGTCACCGGCACACAAGATGCATCAACGTTGTCATCGGGGAGTATCAACACACTTGGTGGCGCAGTTATCAATAAGTCATTAAAAGTTGGTGCAAACGCCCGTATCAATGGTATATTATATGTGGATAGGATTGATGCTCAAGGTGCTCCTATAGTCGGCACAGCCTTAATGCCTGGCAGTATAGAAGCTAATAGTAAATATGATATTGGATCTGAAACAATCAAATTTAGAAATGTATATGCTGATTATTTTTATGGTAACGTCATTGGAACTTTCACAGGAACATTAGGCGGCAGCACCATAGCTGGCGCAGCAAATAAACTAACCAGTGCAACTAATTTTACAATATCAGGAGATGTAAGCTCAACTGGTTTTAGCTTCAACGGCCAAACAGATGGAGGAGCAGTTAACTTCAGTACTTCTATTAGTTCTAATTTTATTACTAATAAAGCAGTATTAGAAGACCCAACTACACTTAGCACTGTCGTTTTAGCCACAGACGAGATGTTGGTTTACCGTCCTAATACTACTGATTTAAAGAAAACAACAAAAGAAAAGTTTTTTGACGGGGTAGCTCTAGTGCCAGTAGGTGCAATTATGCCGTATGCCGGGGCAACCTTACCAAGCGGTTATCTTTTCTGTGACGGTAGTGAGGTGTCAAAGGCCACGTATAATTTATTGTATTCTAAAATAGGAGATCTTTATAAAGGTGCTGGTAGTTTAATTGGTGCTGGAACATTTAAGCTGCCAGATTTAAGAGGAAGATTCCCATTGGGTAAAGATAACATGGATAATACCACGTTACCGGATATTACTACACAGGATTCTGTTGATAGTCCAATACCTATCACAGTTGACGCCGGCGGCGGCCTAGCAGAACGGGTAGCTGAAGAATCTGCTAGATCTATAGGATCTGGGTCTGGATCATCTACAAAAACACTGACTGTAAATAATCTTCCAGAACATAAACATACGTTAAAAGGAACAACCGGAGGACAGTACGGAGCTATCGGTGATTCTACCTTTACTGATGCTAATACTGAGTTAACTGACGGCCTAGGCGGTGCCGCCAACGGTGCAAGACTACTAAAGAACAGTGGAGGAGTAGAAGTTGTTTCAGGAAGTTTAGGAACAGCTGTCAACATTATGAATCCATACTTAACAATTACATATATCATTTATACTGGTGCCACATCATGAGCAGCTACACAATAAACAAAACAGATGGATCTATCCTAACAGATAACATAGCAGACGGCACAGTCGATACAACCGCCACTGATCTTACTCTGATAGGAAAAAATGCAGTCAACTACGGAGAAGCATTTAACGAAAATTTTGTTCGCTTATTGGAAAATTTTGCTAGTAGTTCGTCTCCTCCTCAGCCCCTAGTTGGACAAATATGGTATGATACTAGTGACGAAAGGCTAAAAATTTATAATGGAGATGGTTTTAAGGTAACCGGTGGAACAATTTTATCTGCTACAGCCCCGTCAAATGCAGTTGCCGGCGACATCTGGATAGACACTGCTAATCAACAGTTACATTTTTACATTGACAGTAGCACTCACATAATAGCAGGCCCTTCCTATACTTCTAGTCAAGGTGTATCGGGACTACAAACAGTATCTGTTTTTGACACAGCAGAAAAAGAACATACTATCAGTATACTTTATAATGCTGATTTGTTAATCGGTATATTCAGTAAGGATGCGTTTACTCCGTCGCCTGCAATTAATGGGTTTACTGGGAATATAGTTAAAGGATTTAATCTAGGAAATGCCTCAGGATTACTATTTGACGTACCAGTTACCAGTGCTAGCCAACTGATAGACAGTGAAGATAATATATACACTCCTGATAATTTTGTAAAAACAACGGGTAGTTCTTTAATTGCCTACGATGAAGGTAGCGAAGCAACACTTACTATAGAAAGTGATAATCCTTTAATATTAGGCAGTTCACAAAATACAGAAATTATATCTGAATCTGCTGAATTTAAAATTCAAGGTAATGGCACTAATCAAAGTTTAACATTTGTAACTGATACAACAGAAGGTTATAAAGGTATTAAAATTTACAACACCGGTCTTAAAGTCATTCCTGCATATTTGTTTACAGGAGATGGAACAAATTTAGTTATAACATTTGGAAATTTAGACAATGGAGCAGTTGAAGAAATAGTTGAACCATATCAAGTAGGCGACGAGATAGAGATTTACTATTACACTATTCCGGGGATTGTTAGTTCTAAACAACTTTTTGAAACAGCAGTAATTACAGCTATTACAACAACCGCGGTGACTGTTACAAGTACAATTACATTAACTACCTATGATGACCCAGCTGAAACATTTTTTGGAGATCCATGGAACGGTGAACTAAGAAAATCGTTTTTACCTAGAGTTGGTATTCTAAATGACGAGCCTTTAGTAGAACTTGATGTAAACGGTAGAGGGTTATTTAGATCTGATCTAAGAGTCAAAGGCAACACGGTAGTAGAAGGAGATTTTACTGTTTTAGGAGACACTGTTACCAGTACTGATACTAGGATTCTAGATAATGTAATTACTCTAAATGACGGACAAGTAAGTGCTGTCACTGCTGGATTTGAATCTGGTTTTGAAGTTAACAGGGGAACAGGTAACGTAGTTGCAGAATGGAAATTTAAAGAAACTCCGTTGAATTGGACTTCTACACATAGTATTAACATTGACTATCCTTCGGCATTTGGCCCTGCATTAGAATATAGAATTGAAGGAACTTCTGTACTGTCAGCAACTACACTTGGGTCCGGAGTGGTAAATTCGAGTTTAACTTCATTTGGAACACTTGCCCAGTTACAGGTAGATGACATTAACATAAACGGCAGTGTTATAGAATCAACATTGCCTATCAATACAATCGCTGTTAATAGTTCAAGAATTACTAATCTTGCTGAAACAGTCTACGATTCTAGCTCCCCTTCTCAACTAGTGCATGGTACTTCTATACCTACAAGTAGTATATCTTCTACTGCCACAGTTGCAACAGTGGTTCATGGAACAGGAACCATTGACAAATTTCCAGCTGGAACTACAGTCATAATAGCTGGAACTACAGCATCAAGCGGATCAGTTGGCCAATACAACGGCACTTGGACTGTGGTCACTGCTATCACTGGATCTTTCACTATCTCTGGGGCGTTTACTGATAGTGCAACAGCCAGTGTGCAAGGTACTATTCAAAGTTCTACTACTGACGATGCAGTCAGTAACTTAACATTACAAACATATATTGCTGCTTTGCCTTTACGATTTAATCTAGAACTAACCAATGTGCTAGGCGGAGATCTAGCCGATGGTGATGTTATTACATTGTTAAGTGATACATTTCCAGTAGCTAATCACGTTATTGGTGCAAAGATCTACGTACAATGCACTAAAACTACTATGGATTTTGACGGAATTGCAGTAACACCTTTAGTTGTTAGAACATTAAGGGTTTATCAATTGATCTCAGGATCGCCTAACGAGTGGTACTGGAATACAAGTTTGAACGTATCTTACGCATTTTAAATAAATAAAACAAAGGGGTCAATCAATGCCTTACAGCATTAATAAAACAAACGGTGATTTGCTTGCTACGGTAGCAGATGGAACAATAGATCAAACAACTAGTTTAAAACTAGTTGGTAAAAATTATGCTGGTTACGGCGAGATTCAGAACGAAAATTTTGTTCGTTTACTGGAAAATTTTGCCGATATCACGCAACCAAGCAAAAAAATTACTGGGCAAATTTGGTATGATAGCTCAGCTTCTCCGGGAAAATTAAGATTCTGGGACGGTACTAGTTTTAGATCAATTAACGGATCTACTGTAGCAACATCAGAACCTTCTGGATTAGGTATCGGGGATTTTTATTGGGATTCAATTAAGCAGCAACTATATGTTTGGTCCGGAGACGAATATACACTAGTAGGCCCTCAAAGTTCTGCCAATCTTGGAATTACCGAAATGCGTACTAAACTAGTGTTTGATGATCTACCATCCCCAACTGAATACACTATTATCGAAGCTGTAGTAGCAGGAATTGTTGTTTATGTTATATCTAGTGAAGATTTTGAATTGAGTACAGCAGATAAAGAATTATACGGCAATACGTTTACACATATTTACAAGGGTCTTACTCTAATTAATAGCGGTGGCTCCAATGGCATACCTGAAGACGCATCAGAATATCGATATCACGGTACTGCTACTGCTGCAGATGGCTTGATTATAGCCGGAGATTTTGTAGACGGTGTTAACTTTGTAAGAACAGACGGATTTGATCAATCGTTTGACAATCTTATAGGATTTTACAATGACGGTTTTCAAATTGGTAATCCACCAAAACTCGAAGTTAAAATTACTAGTGACATCCCATTAATACAAAACATTGATGGCACTAGAATCCAATTTAAAACTAAGCTATCAGGTATTATGGTCGGCGCTGTTGAGATTTCTGGTAAAGATTTATTGCCATTAGCAGATAATGTTAGTACATTGGGTAATACCAGTTACAAATTTAAAGAAGTATGGTCAACAAATTTCTACGGTACAGTTACACAATCTGACAGGTTACAGGTTGATGGTAGCGCATATAGACTAGCTGACACTGCTGATACTCCGAACACCGTGGCTGCTCGAGATTCAGCAGGAGATATCTACGCAACTACATTCAGGGGTGATGCAATCTTTGCCGAAGGCGCTGACTTAGCTGAGAAATATCTAGCAGATGAAGAATACGAAGTAGGCACAGTCTTAATGGTCGGCGGCGAGCAAGAAGTTACTGCTTGCCAGCCTGGACATAGAGCATTTGGTGCTGTAAGCGGTGCACCAGCATACTTAATGAATAGCGGTCTAGTAGGCGGAACTCCGCTGGCCCTTAAAGGTCGAGTGCCAATTAAGGTTCTAGGACCTGTTACAAAAGGTGATAAATTAGTTGCTTCTAGTAATGGCTGTGCAGGTGTTGCTCGGTTATTATTAGTAGGCACACCGGTAAGAGCCAGTAACTTCCCTGATACTTTTGCAATAGCATTAGAGTCTAGTGATGATGCTGGTATTAAGTTAATAGAATCAATCATTTTATAAGGAATAAACAAAATGGCAACAATTTCAGCAGCAACATTCAATGCTATTCAAAAAAAAGTAGCAGCAGTTCTTGGTGCAGGCGGCACTAATCCAAGCACGAATGCAGCAGATTCAAAATTTGGGTATGGACAATCTGTAGTTAGCAGTCAAGTTCTTGCAGGTACTGTTACTAGAGCTTCGACCTGGGTTAATTTAAGAACTGACTTAGTAAAAGCAAGGACTCATCAAATTGGAGCAGTTGGTACAGGAACCGGTGGCGGCTCAGCATGGGCAAACTTAAGAACTATTGCTGCAGGATCAGTTATTAGTAATGCTATTGTAACACAAATGCAAGGTGTAGCAGATGCCTGTGTAACTAACAAATTAACAGCTTTTAATACGCAACTAGGCAGCGCAACTACTACTTCTACTAGAAGTACTAGCTGGGGAACAGGTGTTCCAACTATTACTCATTCTTTTAGAGTTACTTTTAGTGACGCTACCCAAGCAAGATACTATTTTAATTCTGGTGGTACAATTAAATATGCAGCCAGTTTAACAGGCGGCGGTGTAACATCAAACTTAACCAAATATAATGCTTGGGTCAATTCGCTATCTGGATTAGGTACATTGACAATGGCAGTTAGTTCAAGTGCTACATCATTTGGTACATTCACTGTTACAAAATCTGGCGCAAGCGGCACAGTAACTGGTCGTACACTATCTGCTGTTGATCAAACAATTTATACTAATACACAAGCAAGCCCTTATGCTAATAACACTGTAACAGTTAATGCAAAATATATTTCTTCACTGGCAGTAATTGAAATTACTGTAGTATTAACAGATGCTGCTCCGCAAGCTGCAACTGGTATAGGAGCAGCGATTGATGAAGTTGTTGACGGAACATTGACAAGTACAGGCACAATAACACCGATCACAGGTGCTTTTTCAATTACACCGAGTATTGCTAATCAATTAACTCTATAACCAGAATTAATTAACTATATCTCCCGCTGAGATAATTACATTATACAGCGGGAGATCTCATGGACGAGCAAATAGAAAAAGCATTTCAAACAGCCAATTATATGGCTACTCTAACCAATCAACGTAATGTTGCATTTGAAGAATTTCAACAAAGTTTAATATATTACACTAACGGATCTAGTTTTCAAATTTCATTAGAATTAATGTCGTTTGTAAAATCTCTTATAGATTTAGGCAGTCTAAATTGTATATTAATTGATGTTAATCAAATTCCAGTTAATATTGAAAATCTAAAAAGTTTCTACGATGAAATCTCTGCACAATATTTCAAAGCATCTAATGAATATTTTTCTAAATATTCTGAACTTAAATCAAAACGTAAAATACAGGATTTAATTTCAGTATGAGCAAGGGTGTTCTTTTATTTGCTCAAAATAATCATGAAGTTGACTATATACAGATGGCTATATTTGCCGCTGAACGAATTAACAAATTTTTAAACGTTCCTGTTACATTGGCCACGGATAATCTAGATTATATTGAAAAAACATATCCAGATAAAAGTAGAGTGTTTGATAATATTGTTGCAGTTGATTCTACTTTTACACAACAAAAGCAATTCTATGATGGCGCATTAACTTCTAAGATTCTTCCATGGAAGAATTTTACTAGGGCAGATGCTTTTGATATTAGTCCATATGATGAAACGCTAGTTATGGATGTAGATTATATTTTAAATTCTAATAATTTAAGCAAAGTTTGGAATTCTGCAAGCGATCTAGCAATATATAAAACAGGATATGATCTTGCCCAATGGCGAGATACTTCTAGTTTTGAGTACTTTAATCAATATACAATTCCTTTTTATTGGGCTACAGTTTTTTATTTTAAAAAAACTGCTTCAGCAAAAGCATTTTTTAAAATAGTTCAACACATTAGGTACAATTGGCCTTATTACAGATTGTTATATGCAATCTCGTCATCATCTTTTAGGAATGATTATGCTTTTAGTATTGCAATTCACTTGTTAAATGGTAATACTAATACTAGTACTATTGCCAGTTTACCTGGTAAGTTATATTATACTCGAGATAGAGATGTACTAGAGTCATACACAGACTCAACAATGACCTTATTAGTTGAGAAGAAAGGGCATATTGGTGAGTATACCCTGATGAAGACTAGTAATTTAGATGTTCATGTTATGAACAAATATAGTTTAGCGAGATGTATAAATGAATAAAGGTTTTTTAGTTATAGCACAAAACAGTGAAGGTATTGACTATGTTAGACAGGCCTATGCGCTTGCATTGTCAATTAAAAAAACACAGTCAACTTATTCTTCTATCAGCTTAATAACTAATGATCAAGTATCAGAAAAATATCTATCTGTATTTGATCATATTATTCCTATACCATGGAAAGATCATGCAGAAGAATCAGTCTGGAAAGTTGAAAATAGATGGAAATTTATTCACGCTAGCCCTTATGACGAAACTATTGTCTTAGATACAGACATGATTGTACTAGACGATCTTGCGTCTAAATGGGATTTATTAAGTCATCACGATATATTTTTTGCATCTTCTGTAAAAGACTATAGGGGAAATATTGTTTCTAACGAGTTAAACAGACAGGTGTTTGTACATAACTCTTTACCAAACATTTATTTTGGATTTCATTACTTTAAAAAGACCCCTGACGCATTTGATTTTTATAAAACGCTGGAGTTTATAGTTAATAATTGGCAAACTGCTTATTCTAAATTGACACCTAAGGCAAAACAACGATGGGTAAGTATGGATGTTAGTGCAGCCATAGCATTAAAAATTACAGGCATGGATGATGTTGCCGTACACCCAAATTTAAATTTAACGTTTGCTCATATGAAATCTAACATACAAGGATGGCCATCACCCTACGATAGTTGGTTGCCTGCCTGCGATTATTATTTTAATGACGAGTTTGAATTTTTTATTAATCAATTTAAACAACGTGGTATCCTTCATTACGTAGAAGACGAGTTTTTAACAGATGAAGTTATAACATATTTGGAGAAAATTAATGAGTGAGGAATATGAAGATTTAGAGATTGAATTTGATTTAACTTCTGAACGACTTGCTGAGATTGACGAGTCTCTTAATTTTAGTAACATTCGATATGTTTATTTTGACAAAATAACTGGGGACATTAGCGGGACTACAGATCAAAAAGTTGCTGAAACCGATACTACATATTTTGAAATATTTGCTGATGCATTGCATAGTATGGTTCCTAACAATGAAAATATTGCAAATTTTAAAGTAGTAACCGATATTAACAATAAATTTAGTATTGTTCCTAAGATTATTAATCTAAACTCTAAATCTTCAACATTAACGGCTATCAGTCAAACTACTGATCATGCTACTGTTACAGTTTTTAACGATATAGAAAATAAAAATTGGATAATAACACTTGATGAGGATGAACGACAACGATTGCATAACTCGGTGGCTAGTTATACTAAACAAATTTACATAACTGCACACGAAAATAAAAATATACTGTATCGAGTATTTGATGTTAATTTAAATTCGTTAATTGCAAACGGATCTGTGACAGTACCTCATGAAATGATAGTAGAATCTATTACATCAAAAGTTAGACTATTTACAATTAAATTTTTTGATTCGTATGCATTAAAGGACACTCTATGAGTCAAAAATTTAAAATTATAGACTTTGACATTATCTATCTTAGCTATGACGAGCCTAATGCCGAAAAAAATTATTCAGATTTATGTAATAAAGCACCCTGGGCAAAACGGGTACACGGAGTAAAAGGTAGTGACGAAGCACACAAAGCCTGCGCTAGGTTAAGCGATACTGACAGGTTTATCACAGTTGACGGCGACAATATTGTGCGCGAAGAGTTTTTTAATCAAGAAGTTGACTTTGATGCATATAGAGATTTATCTAAATGTGTTATTTCTTGGGCAGGATACAATGCCATTAACGGGTTAATGTATGGCAACGGCGGATTGAAGTTGTGGCCCAAAGAATATGTGCTTAATATGAAGACACACGAAAATGCACCGGCAGACGACCCTAACGCACAAGTAGATTTTTGTTGGGATGCCGAGTATATTCAGATGAATGCCTGTTACAGCAACGTCCATAATAATGCTAGTCCATATCAAGCATGGCGAGCAGGATTCCGTGAAGGTGTAAAAATGAGTTTAGACAGAGGAGTCACTGTTGAAGCAGAAGACTTTACTAAACATATTCACTGGAAAAATTTACATAGACTTATAACATGGATGAATGTTGGCATGGATGTGCCGAATGGTGTATGGGCAATACTTGGAGCACGCCAAGGTTGCTATATGACAAATTTTGATAAATCGTGGAATTATGTCAATGTGCGTGATTTTGATCATTTAGATTCAATCTGGGATTCGTTAACTGTTAAAACAGAAGATGAAGCCTTGCAAGAAGCTGAAAGATTAGGAACAGAGCTTAAATCTCGATTAACCTTACCTATAAGTGTGTTAGATGTAGAAGCTAGTAAATTTTTTAAAATGGTACACGTTGACTATACTAGAATAGAATTTAATGTATTGGACAAAGAATAATGTTTTACGATATTGTATTTTATCACGAAAAAGAGTTTCCTGAGTATAAACTTAATTGGTTAAAAGCCAAGTATCCTAAGTCTAAAACAATTCAGGTTGACAAAGAATTTAATTATGTCATTTATGCTAAACGATTAATGAATCAAGTTAACACTAAAATGTTTTGGTTAATCCCAGCAGACATAGGCATGACAACTGATATGCAGCATTTTTCGATTCCAAATTGGGACGAATCTTATGTGCATCACCAATTGTTAAAATATTCTAATTTGTTTTTAATTCCTAAAGACTACACATTTACTGATGATGAGTTTGAAAAGAATTTTTTTAATAATGTGAAGTTTATAGACTTTGGCATTTTTTATACTAAGCTATATGATGTATTCTTTTTGTCATATAAAGAAAAAAATGCAGATAACAATTTTCAACATTTACTGACAAAATATCCACACGCTAAACGCATACAAAATATCAAAGGAATTTTTAATGCTCACTTTTGTGCGGCAGTTGCTAGTTCAACTGATTTTTTCTGGGTAGTAGATGCTGATGCAGAAATTGCGGAAGATTTTAACTTTGATTATGAAGTTCCAAGTTGGGATTTTGATGTAGTACATATTTGGCAGAGTAAAAATAAAGTAAATGATCTAGTTTATGGAAACGGTGGAGTTAAACTAATTCCAAGACATTTAATTTTACAAGCCAATAGAGATAGTGTTGATATTACTACTAGTATTGGTGCTAATATTAAAATTATGGAACAAGTTAGTAATTACAATAACTTTGATACAAGCCCCTTCTCTACTTGGAGAGCTGCATTTAGAGAATGTGCTAAATTAGCCAGTGCGGTAATTGATCGTCAAGTACAATTAGAAACTGATAAAAGACTTGCTGCCTGGTGTACAAGAGGCAAAAAAACTACATATGGACAATATGTAGTAGCAGGAGCAATCGCTGGTAGAAAATTTGGATTAGATAATAGACAAAACCCAGACGGTCTTCGAAAAATTAACGACTGGGCTTGGTTAGAAAGTAGGTTTAATCAATACTTATTAAGTCTGAAGCTAGCGGAAAAACAGACGCAATAACTGAAGCACACGCCTTGGCTACTTCTTGATGTTCTTTTTGTGTACCATTTGCGCTACGCAATTCAATAAAGTGAATCCAGCTACGTAGTGTTCCGTTCATATATAAACGGCTTTCCATCATACCTTCGGGAAGAACGGCACGTGCCTGTTCTTTGGCAATGCCGTTTTCTATGGCCCAGTTATATGCTTCAATAGCGGCAAGTTTAACACGAGTTTGAGCACGTTCCCAACCTTGGGCCAAGACCCGTGCCTCAGGATTGTCTTGCACAACCTCTATGCTATTTTGTCTATTTTTAGGGTCTTGTAGTCGAGTCTCTCTAAGAACAAACGACAAGTCTTTAGTAGGATCAGCATATCGTTGACTGAATTCTTGGAAGCTAAAACTTCTATGTCTAAGAATTTGTCGGGCAATATCTCGGGTTGTTGTGATTTCAATACATGCACTGACCATTTCAAGCGGCGACCAGTGCTGATGTTTTATTAAGTATCGAATAAGTTTTTCACTTGTATCTGTATTAAATTGATTACTAGGATTTGATACACGGGCACAATAGGCAATTAGCTCTTGTGCATTCAAAATTCCTTGATCAAAAAATTCTGCTGTAGGTTGAGAATAGGACAGCAATCTAACGTTCATTATAGTTTCTTTTTCTTTAAAAATTTGTTTGTAATTTTCATAATATCGTTTTTTACTTTTTCTGTGTTTATTTGAAAATCTATGTTGTCAATATTATCTTCATAGGTAAGAAATATTTCTTGGATTTCTTTTTCAAAAGAATCCCAATTATTGTTTTTACCATTCTTATTAACATCTATTTCCCAGATTTTACCATCTTTAAAAGTCACGTTGATAGTATGTAAATACTTGAGAGGTACTACGTTGAGATTGATCTCACCAAATACTTCTGGCCAATGTGCAATAACGTCTTTAGGAAAGTTTTTTCCTTTTAGAGTCACTTTTCTTTTTTCTTTGTTGGACTTAAATCTTCGGCTTCTTTTCTTAAAATAGCAGCCTGTTTGTATAGACGATCTGCTTCGCTACGTAGTTTAGAAGCTTGTTGTTCTGGATCTAACGATAATGATTCAGCTTCTTCATGACGTTCAGCAACAGTTTTAGTGACATCTTCACCGGCTTTGGGACTAATGTCATGAGCCGATGCAATTTCTCTTACTTCGGATTTTTTATCCTCTCTAGTTGAGATAGCCAAGGTATCTACTGTTACACCCCGTTGTTCTGCAATTATTTGATTTAATTCCGACAGCAAAATTTTCATCTGCGTGTTTGGAGTCATTTCAATTTGATTAGTCGGAACCTTAATCAATCTTCCGTTAACATGTAGGTTAGCTAACATGATACTACCATCTGGAAAATTCGTTCTAGCCATAACTTCTGCAAATTCGTTAGCATCTTGTCCGGCTGTACTATTAACTAAGTTAATAATTGCATCATGCTGTGAATCAGTTAGACTTTCTGTGGGAACAATCAAGCAATTATTTGAATCTCCTGGTAAGGTTCTATATGCTATAAGGCATTTACGACCGTTACTGACAACTCTACCTACATGTTTTAGTTCCATTTTATACTCCAGTTTTTTCTTTTGTTGCTTCGGCTTGTTTAGCCACTGCTTCTAAGAATGAAGACAGTTTTTCATAAACTTGGCCAACAGCAACCATTTCGTTTCCAGGTTTAAATGCGCCTCTCGAACTAGCAACATCAATAATTTGCTTAAGAGCATTTAAATCATTAATGTTTAAATCGGCACCTTTTTCTTGTGCTGGTTGAGCTGGGGCTTGCTCAGGTAGATTTTGTACTTCTTCTGTCATGGTTTCTCCTTAATGAATAAAATACATACTTAATTATCATCAATATAAAATCGGGCAGGCAATTCTGAAGAAACTAAGTTCTTTTTCTGCTTCAAATCCTACCCTAGTAACATAAACTAAATTATTGTTTGCATCAAGTTCTAGGGCTTGACCTACGTAATATCTACTGTTTAAATTATTATAGATCCACTGATCAATTTGCTTTACATAGTTAGGGGTGTTTTTTAACAAATTAGTAAAATAAAAATGAAATGCAGGAAATTCAACTCTGCGTAAATCAAAATAGTTTAATGAATTTGGTTTGCCGTTTTTAATTGCCATTATTTGTGTCCAATTATCATATACCGTGTATATGAATTTTCCTTAAAATCAAAATATTTCTCACCTGTAAACAGTATAGTTTCTAAAGGAAACATTGATTTAAAGTGCTCTAAACTTTCTGGACGATTAACATGATCTTCTATAATTAAGTTATTACCTTGAAGTACGCATAGCATACCTTTGCTAATATTGTTAAACCATTCTTGACTGTCAAAATGTTCTGTTGAAGTATTAATTACACAATTAGTTTCATCATCGTACTTAACGGTATTAGCATCCTTGGGATAACTTTTAAAAGCCCACTCCTTAGATTCCCAAGTGTTATTAACAACATTGGCAGTAGAACACGCCATAGGATCAAGGTCGTAGCTACGGCACCATTCGATCATTTGTTGTCCTCGAGCCTTGAGAATAAAGTGAAGAAGCCCATACCATCCGCCTAGGATTGTGATCCTGAGGTTGTGAGTATGAGCCGCTACTCTTTCTAATTCTTCTGCTGCCCAAATTTTACTTTCAATCTGACCAGCGCTGAACGCATCAGTTTCTAGTTGCACCGTCTTGTTCATAATATGCGTAATTGCCCCAAGGTGGTACAATACTGTTGTTTCCGTGAATAATGAATACCGTATCGCAGTAGTTTTCATCACCCCAGCTACCCCATGGATAACCATCTGTGAACATGATAAACTTTTTAGGGTTAATATCATGTTCTTTCATGTAACTCCAGTTGACATCGAATTCAGTTCCGCCGCCGCCAATAACTTCATACTCCATAATGTCGTCACCGCCGGTTCCGTCAAAATCTGCTTCATTATACACCTGCGTATCAAAACACCACAGTTTAATTTTGTAGTCTTGATATTGGTCCATAATACCTTTGATTTCACCGATAAAATCTTTTGCTTGGCTATCGCTAATACTACCGCTCATATCAATACCAATACAGATATCAATAGTTTCGTCAAAGTTAGTACCAGGCAAAATAGCGTTCATGTGCCAGCCCTTACGGTTCGGGCGCATAAAAGTGTAGTCATTCTTGATAGTGCTTTGTATTTGTTGGCGCAAAATTTCACGCCAATTCATCTTAGGCTCTGTAAGTTCCTTGATCATTCGTTGAATATTGGCAGGTACATTACCCGCACCTGCCGCATTGGCCGCTTGGATAGTGGCTTCACGAATTTCGTCGCGGATTTGTTTTAATTCTTCTTTAGAATACTGAGGAGGTCCATTTCCATTTTTGCCGTCACCCTCGTTATCTAAATGTTCGTCAAGTAATTGGCCTAATGCAGCCAATTCTTCTTCGTCGTACTTTTCAAATAATTCGTCGTAGATTTGTTCTGCAGGCTTCCCATAGTGTTTAGGATCATGAAAGATATCAATACCTTTAGGTTGGTCACCAATACGGTCGCGAATCAATTGGCCGTTAACAGTGTAGTCAACAGCGGCATTCCAGATGCGTCTGTTACGGCCTTCGTTTCGATTCATATGATCGAATACATTATGTAGAATTTCGTGTGCTAGTACAAACTCAACTTCTTTTGGAGTTAGTTTTTCAAAAAATTCTCGATTGTAAAACATGTGGCGTCCATCAGTGGCCGCTGTAGAGCACCAATCACTGCCGTCTTGAATTTTTAATCGGGTAGCCATATTTCCAAAAAATGGATGACGTAACAACAGTCCTACTCTTGCTACAATAATCTTATCAACAACCGGATCTACGTGTGACATTTTTGCTCCTAAATTTGCTATATGTATATATTATAACACCTCCCGAAGGAGGTGTCAAATGATACTAAATCATATTATTTACGTTTCTCGTCTTTGTCAGTTGCGGCAGAAATGTACTTACCAAATTTACCATGAAACTCGTCGAAACATGCAATTTCGTCTGGATCCAATGGCAGTTTATATTGAGTAAGCGATAACTTAGTACCCATAACAACTAACTCTGTTTCGAAGTTATTCATCATGAATGTGAAAAAGTTATTAACTTGGCTGTTCCAATCTTTGGCTTTTTTATCAGCGGCATCTTTGAGTTCGTAACACAAACTAGTTACTAAACTATATTGAGCTGAGATCTCTTTGGATTTCATCTCTTTAATTTTGCCATTCAAGATGTCTGTAGGATTAGGCATTTTGCTTGCTACTTTACGGTGTGCCATAAACTTAATAGCTAAACCTTCACCAACTGAACCAGCAATCAAATCAGCTAATGTATCATCTTCGCAGTCGTCATCCATGAGCAATTCACTTACAAACGACCAACTACGAGGTGTAGCAAATGCACGTGATCCAGACTTAGGATCAAAGTCGTACAAGTCCTTTTTAGAGAAGGTTAAGAATCCAACTACATCCTTATGGATACGATTGTCAGTGGCCCACATAGCCCAATCGTCAAAGTCAACTTGCATTTCCAAGTGAACAAAACGATTGGCCAACGGTGCAGGCATACGATAAGTTACACCCTTGTCAGTTTCACGATTGCCTGCCGCAACCAATACAACATTATCGGGAAGTTTGTAAGTACCAACACGACGGTTCAAAACTAATTGATAAGCCGCTGCCTGTACACTCGGAGCCGCCGAGTTCATTTCATCTAAAAACAAGACAATGTTTTTATGTTTTTTTGCCAATTCTTCATCTGGCAATTCGCTAGGAGGTGCCCAAACCATTTTGCTAGTATTACTATCAAAATATGGGATACCTTTGATGTCTGTAGGTTCCCAAAGACTCAAACGAACGTCAATTACATAGGCGTCAAGTTCTGCACCTAGTTGTTTGATAATGTCTGATTTACCAATGCCCGGAGGACCCCACAGGAACAATGGACGCTTGTTTTTAAAGGCTTTGCGTAGACCTTTCATGGCACCTTTTGGGCCAACTGTACGAGAAATGATTTCGCTCATAAAATTCCTATCTTGGTTAAAAGTTTGCTGTCACTGTCTAAGTATTATATGACAATACTTAGACTTTGTCAACACCTTGTTAGCCAAAGTAGTTATTCTTCTTGTTTTAAATTATTAAGGGCTTTGATAATTCCAAATTTTCGGATATCGTCTGAAAACATGTACAGTTCAAAACTCTTGCGCTCAGAAAATACTGTAATACTATTGTTTGTAAGATAATATGGGCAATCGATATATCTATCCAAAAAGATTATAGTTTGTGGACTTAGTTCAATTGGTTCGGTAAATGGAACCTCGTACTCTTTAAGATGCAATTCTCCAACCAAAAATTCATAACCTTCGTCGGTTAAGCGTAGTCCGCCGGACTCTTTGGATCTATTATTTTGCCACCAATTTCTAGTATATAATTTTAGATTGGCAGCATCTGTACTTTTGCCCCATTCTTTTAGAAACATAATAGTGTATGTTTCTTTGCTTATCATTTTATAATTTCACCTTGGGTAAGTTTAACAACTTGAAAATCCTGTGTGCCAAAAGTTAAATTTAGTTTTTTAGCAAGATTGTGGGCGTGACCCGGATTTGAAAAACTTACTTTTTTATATTTAGGACCTGGATAACTGGTAAGACTGTTTGAGCTTTTTAAGTTAAAAGGCTCGCCCTTATAAAATACAGCCCAAATGGCATCGGCTTCTAAGATCTGCTCACTCTTATAAGTTTTTTTATTAATATGCTCTAAAAGCACGTTTGGCTTGGGCCTTGACATATATGCGTCCTCGATAACTACGCATATATTTATCCTCTATTTGTTTGAAAATCCGCCACCGTCCATGGCCACTGTAATGGTGTCATTACCACTGGCTTTGAGCAATTCTTTTAATAAAATCTCATAGTCCTGTGTTAGTTTTGCCAACACTTCTGTAAGAGCAAAGCTAAGAGCCTTGGCATTTTTTATATCCATACGGATTTCTTTTTGTTGACTAGCATCGGCAATTTTTACCTGTTGTATAAATTGTTGTATAGCAATGGTGTTAATTGGATCACTTGACATTTGATAGCACCTGTTTCATCTCTAATTCGTCCATAAATGGTCCTTTAAAAGGATATCTTTCAATAGTAATTAGCTTAGGACAGAAACTTTTAACCCATCCTTTGTCAAATTTAATTATGTAATATCCTGCACAATATAGACTCTTACTTGCAGAGCTTTTTGTAAACAGTGGTAGTTTTTGTCTTACATCAAACATACTATTGTACGGTGTACAACTAGTCGGATATCCATGACACTCGTTAGGCTCAGCAGATGTAATTGTAGTTTTAACTTTAGGCAAAAAGAAATTCTTACCGAACTGCTTGGTTAGTTCTTCTTTTTTACTAAAATAAATCTCTCCATCTTTATTACTCAACATAAATTTGTTGTTTTCTTTTTTATGTAACGTGGCAATTTTTTCACCGTTTTGTTCAACGATCCAAAATTTTCCATCTACAATTGGTTTAGCGTGTAATTCTGTCATAGTGTGTACTTTGCTTGAAAAGGAGCCGCATATTGCTGTATGTTATCGGCTATTTTTTGCATGTCATATAGATTGCAAAATTTTAACATACGAACACCAACCTGGTCTACTGACTTAGGTATAGCATTTTCTTTAATTGTATCTTGAATAATTTGTTTAATGTCTGCAGGCTGTGCAGTAAGATCAACAAGAATAACATTGCGTTGATAGTCATCTAATACACGATGTTCTTCGCCATTATGGTCAACCCAACGCTGAAGCATGAGATTGTTCCACGAGTACCCTTTAGAGTTGCGATCTTCAAATGCTTCTGTAAGACCAACTTTATTTTTACTACCCTTAGTACGAACGCCGGGATATGCTGAGAAGACATTATCGCTAGTGTCACCTCTCATACATTTCTCAAATAAAATCCATTTTGGGTTTGGTGCAGGAACAGCCTCTTTAGTTTTCTTATCAATTATCGATTTACCTTTTTTATCAAAGATACCTTCGTGCGTAGTAAGTGTATCTGCTACACCGTTGTATTGTCGAACATTTGGTGCAATCAACTGATGAAAATCTGTGTCTGTACTAATAATAACATGATTGTCATTGGGGTGCGCTTGAATGAAGCCTGCAATCAAATCATCAGCTTCTAGTCGCGGATGTTGTAATACTGTACAATTTGTTTTATCTTTAACAAAATCTTTGAATGCATCAAACGTTTCCCAGAACAATTTATCTTCTTCTTGCTCTTTAGCACTCATTGCATCACGAGTGTCTTGTCTATTACGTTTGTAGGGTGCATAAAAATCTTTACGCCACGAGCGACCTTCGAGGCAGAAGACAACATGCTTGCCTCCAAAGTCTTGCCAGGCCTTCTTAATACTGTTAAATGTAATGTGCAACGCCATACCAAGTTTGATATCGGCATCACCTCGAACTACATGCCTTGCACGAAAAAACGTGTTAGCAGTGTCGACTAAGATATAACTCATTTTACTTCGGCTTTACCGTCCGCTAATTTGTTAACATTAATAAATCCAGATCCACGTGATTGGTCCATACCTTCTTCGCCTAGCATATTTCTTGCTAGATCTCTAAACCAACGATCAACGATTTCTTCATCTGGATCACCGTCAAAACCGTATCCAGCTTGTTTCAATTGTAACACAAACAGTTCGTTCCAGTCAAGTTCAAAAAAGCCATTTCTTGGATTATCTGGATTGACCTTAGTATCTAGCACACTTACCCAAGGTTCACCTTTGGCATTAGCTCGATCCTTTGGAGTCATTTTAGCTATCTCAGCTTCTTTATTAGCTCGTTCTGCAGCCTCTAAGGCAACTTTGGCAGCAGTGGCAGCATCTTCTGCAATTTTTACAGCAGCCTCTGCTTCTGCTTGAGCTTTTAATTTGACATCCTCAATTAATTGAATGCCTGTAATTTTCTTCAAAAATTGTTTTATCATTACGTTCCCCACTCATTTTTAAACAACGGTACTTGCAATCTGTCACTATATCGTAAGCCGTTTTTCATAGCCAATATTGCTACATTTTTATTGTTCATTGCGTAGACACTTTCTACGCCACCCACTGGCATTAGATAAACATGTCCTTTAAACCCTGCCTTACGATATTCTTCAGTAGCACGTTGGGCATCTTCAAAATCTTGTTCAGTGGCAATGACAAACTTTAAGTATGCTGTACCACGTTTTTCATACTCGCATACTACTTCTGGAAGGATGGCTTCTTCCCACTTCTCGCCACTACACGGCAGTTTAGCACTTACTGAAAATGTAATTTCTCGTTCATCACTTCCAAATGCCCAGTCTGTTAAGTATTCTTTAAATTCTGAACTTAATGTTTGAGTACCATTTGTTTCAAATGTGATTTCCTTTAGTTCAGACATTTTAGGATGTGACAGTAACTCTGGATAAGCACGTTGCCAACCTAACAACGGTTCGCCGCCTGTGATAACCAAATGCTCATCTTGCCAATGCCCATGAGGCAGTATATCACAAATAGTATTGGCAATAGTATCAGTGTCGAGAAGAGGGCTAAGATGTTTGAAACGTGGATCCCAACTTGCATAGCTATCGCATCCAGTAGATACAAGTGGTAGAAGTTGATAAGATTTAAAACTTTCTGCATTTTCTGCAATAATGTTTCTTTCATTTGATTTCTCTCCCCTGCTCATTCCAAACCCATCACAGGTAAAATTGCATCCAAATGTACGTAAGAAGACAGAAGGTACACCCATGTACCTTCCTTCACCTTGTATACTGTAAAATAGTTCAGCTATTTTTAGTTTGCTCATTTTTTATCTTTCTAAATTCATCTACGTCTATTATAGCAGACTTTAGTGTTTCTGCATAGTTTTTTGACTGTTGTTGTGTCATACAAATTGTTGATTCGGTATCAATATAACCTTTAGTCAACAATGTCCAAATATGATACCAACGTGTCTTAGACCAAAAATTAGTTTTAGTTGTAGTGAATACGGTAACAGTAATGTCGTGATCGTCTGCTTCAACCCACATATTATGATCGTGTTCTTCACAGCCACAACTACAGGCAACACGATAGACTTTTGAGTTGCCCCAATCGTGTGTTTTCATTATGCCTTCTGCAGGAATTTCAGTCATCATCATTATTACAACTCTCTAAATATTCGTTTAATCTAACTGCGGCTTCGTCAAAATCTACAGCCCACACGGTAGCTTCTATTACGTTATCTTTAATTTTTAAATCAAATGGGATAGTGCCATTAAATGAAAAATTCTCAGGTAATTCAGTAGTAACAGTAAACTCCTTCAAATTTCTAGCTCGAAAGATTAAATTATTTGCTTGTTCTACAGAATTTTTCATGCTTCGGGTTCTCCTTCAAATACCTCACCGGTGTCTTCATTTTCCAAGCGTAATGGACCATGGAAATGATATTCGGTGTCGTCATTGCTCCAGCCTAGGGATTCCATACCGTCATAGAAGTCTTCGTCCCAGGCTGCTTCAATCGCCTTGCGATCTTCATCATTCATGTCATCTGGAAACTCCCAATCAGCCCAGCAACCATCATCTAGGCTTTCAAGTTCCCAGTCATAGTCGCCACCAATTTCGTAACCGTCGAGATTTTTTAAATCAACATCAGGCTGTTCGTCGCTTTCGCAATAGAATGTACCCCAGCGATAGCCCTCTTCGCGTACAACATTGACCCCGTCTTTGGTCCAGATAGACCTTTCAACAGCGGACTTTTTGTATTGGGGACTGAGTTTCCAAGTTGCCATATTATTCCTTTCTACCGCCAAACAACTGCAACAGATTCAAGAACAAGTTGATGAAATCCATGTACAATGTTAATGCACCACGTACTTCTGCACTATCACTAGTCTCTGCACTGAGTTCTTCACGAATCTTTTGTGTGTCGTAGGCAGTGAGTCCTAGGAAGATTATGATAGCCAGGGCACTGATAACCATCTGCATCACAGTTGATCCAATAAAGATGTTTACAATGCTGGCAATCACAATGGCAATCAAACCTACAAACATAAACCGGCCCATGCTGTCTAGACTCTGTTTAGTAAAGTAGCCATAGCCACTCATCACACCAAACAAGATGGCTGCTCCCATGAATGCACTCACGATCGATCCCATGGTGAACACCGCAAAGATCATACTAAAGCTCAAACCCATCAAGGCCGCAAATCCATGTAGACACAACTGTGCCACAGATTTTGTGGGATTATTGGCCAACACATAACTCACACCAAATATGGCT